ATATATTATATATAAGAGATATATAATTATACAGACCTGAATTCTTTATGTAGGTACGACTGATTATAACTACGTACCCACAGAAACCTGTGGATAAGTATATACTATCTGACATGACTATACAACTTGGGGAATACACCCTGCCTGAACATATATCATACTCCGCATTTACTACATACATCGACTGTGGTTATCAATACTACCTAGGTCGACTACTCAACTTACCTGAACAGCCATCAGTCTGGTCCGTAGGTGGGTCTGCATTCCATACCGCAACTGAGATGTGGGACTTGGATAACTTATGATTGAAATTGTTAACGAAAAAACTAATGGGATTACCACCATAACTTGGGAAACCTATAATCAGATTATGCGTGACAGATATCTCAATGGACTACAAGAAACTTGGGTTGTCGCTGTTGGTTCTATTGATTCTCTTATTGATAAGACTATGGATGAAACTGAATTAGTTGGATTACTTAATGCTAAGATAGTACTCAAGGAGGCCTTACGTGAGCACCGCTCAAAGTTTATGGGATAAGGCTTGGATAAAAGAAGCAGAGGGTATTGACTTAACCTTTGCTCGTGTTGGTGGCAGAACATCTAAAGCATTTCCTAATAGGGAGAATGTAGATTTCTGGCAACAGACAGGACCTGAATGGGTTCAGTCATATATTGATTGGCGTAAGGCTAATTACAATTGGAAAATTTGGCACACTCCTGAAGGCGCACCCGCCGTAGAGTTGGGGTTAACTCCAGTCTTTGCTGATGTACCAGTGAAGATGGTTCTCGATAGAGTGTTTGAAGTCGATGGTGAGTTAGTCGTGGTTGACCTCAAGACTTCACAACAAACCCCAACTAGTACTTTACAACTTGGCTTCTACAAACTAGGACTGAAACAAATCCTAGGTGTAGATGTCAAGTATGGTGCGTACTGGATGGCAAGACAAGAGGGTACCTCTGCTATGATAGACCTTAGTGATTACACCGAAGAGAAACTTGATTACTTAGTTCGCTCCTTCGATAAGGCACGTAAGTCTGGTATATTTATTCCTAATACAAACAACTGCAATCGTTGTGGATTAACAGAGCACTGTCAATTCACTTCGAAGAAATGAGAAAACAATGGCAAATGAAGACTGGAAACTACAAGTTTCCTACAAGACACCATCAGGTGATATGATAAATATCCGTGCTAATACTGCTGATGAACTATCAGTATTGTTAGAAGGTATTGGAGATTACTCTCCACAGATTGCTGCAACACAACAGAAAGTTGTAGGTGCTTACAATCTAACCCCTTTATCGACATCGAGTTCCACTACAAACACAAGGCCCTCGAACTACTCCGCTCCAACCCCAGTGTCGGCAGCATCAGGTACAGCAGCGCCAGTGTGCAAGCACGGAGCACGTATTTGGAGAGAGGGTATCAGCAAGGCAAGCGGTAAACCTTATGCGTTTTGGTCTTGTCCTTCACCTCAAGGAACTCCAGACCAGTGCAAACCAGTAAACTAAAAGACTGGCATAAATCTTTTTTCGGGACTAGAAAGGAACCTGGATGCGTACACTTATCCGATCAGTTGGTCGTGCCAGTATTGGTGGGGAACCATTACCATCTTGCTTTAAGGCATTCGAATCCAACAAGATTATCATCAGGCGTTCCGAAGTTTCTATGTTCGCTGCAGCACCAGGAGTTGGAAAATCCACACTCGCACTAGCGTTAGCATTAAAGATGAGGGTACCAACACTATACATCTCTGCTGATACTAATGCACATACAATGGCTATGCGGTTAGCGTCTATGATTTCCGGCAAGAATCAAACAGACGTAGAGGGAATGTTGCAATCTGATTTAGGATGGACCAAGGCTACTCTATCAAAGAGTAATCATATAGTTTGGTCATTCGAATCTGCGCCAACACTACAAGATATCGATGAAGAAGTGCAAGCCTTTGAAGAACTATGGGGTTGCTCTCCTACACTTATCATAGTAGATAATTTAATGGATGTAGCCACTGATGGTGGTGAAGAGTTTGCCTCGATGAGAGCAATCATGAAGGAGTTGAAATATCTTGCACGTGCTACGAACTCGGCTGTTGTTGTTCTTCATCACACTAGTGAGGCTGTTCTTGGGACACCATGTCAGCCACGCTCTGCTATCCAGGGTAAGGTTGCTCAACTTCCAGCACTTATATGCACGCTTGGTGTTGTTGGAACGTCGATGGGAGTTGCACCTGTAAAGAACAGATATGGAAGGGCAGATGCGGGTGGAGGTCTTATGACTTGGATTGCATTCAACCCTGAGTATATGTTTGTAGATGACATTCCTGAGAACCACTGATGCAAAAAGATATTAATAACTATACTATAACTATAAGTAGAAATACCCTAGATTGTTGGGGTATAGGGATGGAGTACTATGGATTACTTGAGTTTGATGATAATGTTTTTCCAACAGTTATCGCTAGAATTGTTAGGTTTGATTTCATATTTTTCTTTATTAATATAACTAAATATCCTAAGGTAAAGTGGCGTGATAATAACCCTCAGTAAAGATGAAGTAAGAGTCTGCACTATGCTTGCAGTAGAAAGATGGCTGGCCAAGTTTGGTTCTACTGACCAGCCTAACTATGCACAGGGTAAAGCAGATGGCAAGTTAGAGCCTGAAATTAATGCTAATATACGTGCCAATGTATGTGAGTGGGCTGTTGCTAAACATTATAATCTAGCCTGGAATAATCCTTGGTATCCTAATTCACTACATAAGAAGCGTTATCCATTACCTGACGTTGGGACTAACGTAGAGGTAAGGTCAATTAGAACTCAAGATAGTATACCATTCTGGCGTAAGGATGAGGGCAAAGTTATCATAGGTACCAAGTGTTTAGATTTAGAATATTTTTCCGAGGTAGAAATATTTGGTGCTGCATACCCAGAAGAGTTTACTAAGCCTGAGTATTATGATAGTTATATAAATGGATGGCGTATACCTATAAGTGGGTTCACTCATGAGTAGTTATAGTAAACGTAAGGGTTCAACCTTTGAAACTGATGTGGTTAAATGGCTCAGGTCTAAAGATGTATTGGCCGAAAGATTAACTAGGGCTGGTGCTAAAGATGAGGGTGATATAGTTGCTTTCCTAGATGGTACAGCAAACATACTAGAACTAAAAGCAACAAAGAAGTTAGACTTACCACAGTTCTGGCGAGAGGCAGAAGTAGAAGCAGAGAACTATGCTAAGGCTAGAGGATTAAAAGAAGTTCCAAATAAGTTCGTGATAGTTAAACGTAGACAGGCAGGGATAAACAAGGCTTGGGTGGTGGAAGATTTTGAACAATGGATTAAGAGGGCGGGTAAATGACTTACCAAATATCAGAGAAATACTTATACACTACGGAGCACAAGTACGACAAGGACACGGGCAAGTTAATCTCAAGTGCCCATTCCACTCCGACACACACCAGTCAGGAAGTGTTAATCTCGACAATAACATATACATATGCTTCGCCTGCGGAGTCCAAGGTAATAGTTTACAAATTATTGCACAGCAGGAAAGGGTAGATATACGTGAAGCAAAGTCAATCGCAGAAGGAATTGTTGGATCTAGCAACACAGAGATACGCAGCAAACATTTATCAGGCAGAAGATTACCTCAGAAGCAGGGGAATATCAATGGAAGCAGCACGTCTGGCACGATTAGGCGTAGTCGTGGAGGCTGAGATTGGACACGAGGCATTCATTGGGCGACTATCTATACCATACATTACTAAGACTGGCGTTGTAGATTTACGTTTTAGAAGTCTTAACCCTGCTGTAGAACCCAAGTATATGGGCATGACAGGTGCAGAAACAAAGATGTTTAATGTATTAGATATAGAAAAGGCTGGCAATTATATAGGTGTATGTGAAGGAGAACTAGATACAATAACCATGTCTAGTTGTATTGGTATACCTTGTATTGGTGTGCCCGGTGCTAACTCTTGGAAGAAACATTACACAAGATTACTTGCAGACTTTGAAAGAATATTTGTATTTGCGGATGGTGACCAACCAGGAAAAGAATTTGCTAATAGTCTAGCAAGAGAACTGCCAGTTACTATTGTTCAATTACCAGATGGTGAAGATGTTAACAGTTCATATGTTAAATATGGGGCAGACTATATAAGAGAGAAGGCAGGACTAAATGAGTAAAGAGATTCCACCTTGTCCTGAATGTGGTGAGCGATTCGAAAATGTGTTCGAAGCGACAGACCACCTACTAGAAGATGATGAAGAGTTTGATCCAGCATTAGTACTACCTAATGGTGCAAGGTTAATGATAGGTTCTTTACTTAGATGTTTATTTAAGTATGCTAATAAACCAGATCAAATAAAGTCTATAACCCAATCCACATACATGACACTGTTTACGGCTGAGACACAGCCCGAGGCAATTAAAGATATAGTAGAAGAGATGATAGTTGAATCTCAAATGATGGAGATAGATGATGAGATTAAGAAGTTACTTGAAGGGGGTAAGTAATGGCTAGTATAAAAGAACTAGATAGACAAGAAGAATTTAATAACTGGTATTATGAAAGACTTCAACAATCAGTTAACAAGATAGTAGAAAAAATCCCAACAGATAAGGATGCAAATGAAAAGTAAAAAATGGGAAGTTAATAATCCGCCAAGCGCTGAGTCATTTGAAGTAGCAGTGGCCCAAACATTCCAAGAATTATTAGACTTGCTTCTATCTAAACATAAAGATTACGGACCAAGAAATATTGCAGATGCACCAGGTGGTGCTATCAATGGACTAAGGGTTCGTATGCACGACAAGTTGGCACGTATAAATAATCTATACGATTCAATAAGGGATATGGCACCAGAGCATGAGTCTTTCGAAGATTCTTTCAAGGACATGGCAAACTA